CAAAACGTTCAACCTCTTTCCAGCTATCGCCCCAATATCTCGCGCGCAATTCAGCCACATGATTGAGACCGGCCAGACGTTCACCCGCTTTTAGCGGAACAGTCGCAGAAACAGCTTCGATAGCCATGATTCCCCCTGCTTTTGAGTGGAGAGACCAGCCAGTAAATCAGCCTGTGAGCTGCTCGGGTGCCAGCGCTTGCCATCCTTACCTGCGATCCAGCCGTGGCCGTAGTGCATGCCGGGACTTTGCTTTTTAAGCAGAGACGCGAATGACGGTTCAGTATTCAACATAAGCACCTCACATCAGACCGAAGGATGCGCCAATACCGCTCATGGTATCGACCACGCTCGACATTGCGGGATTAGTCTGCAAACGTGCATGCAGAGCCATTGCCGATAATGACAACATGCGAATCCCCGCATTTACACTAGCAATCATGTTTTGTTTTCTGGCTGGCGTGAGGCGGTCGTCGGAAACTGCACCGCTTGCCAGTTCGCCAAGTTCACTCATTGCGCGCATGACGTAAGATTGCAGTTTCTCTTTTGCCAGCTCGTTGACCGGTACGCATGGCAGGCAATGGATCTGCGCCAGAAAACCATCGACGAGGGTCGAGTCTTCGGTCAGGTCTGTCAGCGTCCAGATTTCACGCGGCGTTAACTGGTGCGGCTGTTCGGGGTTAAGTTTGTTGTAAAGCGTATGCGGCTTGATTCCGGCTTTATTCGCTAGTTCTTTCACGTTATGAGTAGCTGCGAATTTTCTGCAAGCCTCGTCAAAATGCGCATGTGACGAAACACGAAAATCTAACATGCTGTAACTCCCTTTAACTTGCAAAATCAAGTTCAGTTAAGTGATGACTGTTAGTTGATATAACGGCAATCGATAGCTTGCTGGGTCAGTTTGTCACGCCATGCTTTGACGTTGATAAGGGTGCGGCTACGCTTGGCGGCTTTTTCTTTGCTGGTAACATCTTTGGTGGGAGCTTTGAGAAGGACGCCCTCATCAATCCATTGCCAGACCAGACGCTCGCTAACGCCACGGGCGGCGGCGAAGTCTTTTACTGACATGGTGTCTAACATCGCCGTACGAATCATGTTTTGCATGGATAGCTGCATCATGGTTACAAGCGCGTTGAACTGACCAGCGTCTAGCAATACAGTTTGATTTTGTAAGTTTTGTGCCTCATACAGCGGGATTGATTTTGCATCTGACATATCGCATTATCTCCTGTTGTTTGAAATGTAATGCAGTGGTGTGCATCTTGGTCGATAAGCGCCACTATAGATCGTAAAAAGTTTCCTGTAAACACCCATAAAATTATCTGTAGGGGTTTTTATGAGTTCTGAACTTGATGTTCAGTGGCGTATTGGTGCAACGAACGGCGTATTAGAGCGCTTAATGTCGGCCTATGGCGTCAAGATGCAAAAGGACTTGGCAGACCTGCTAGGCATTGCCAAACATAGTGTTAGCGGCTGGGTTCAACGCGATGCTATACCGGGCAACGTCATTGTTAGGTGTTGTCTTGACACTGGAGCTGATATCAATTGGCTTGTAAGTGGGGAACTTGCAAATTCAAATCATGAGCGGGTCGGTTGCAAGTTAAAAGGCAAAGAACTCTATGACGAGATTATGACGAATGGCGGTAAAACCGTTTTGCGTAGGATTCTTGATGCCTACGGCTTTAGCATGCAAAAGGAGTTAGGTGATTTACTTGGTATTTCCTCTGGCACAATTAGTACATGGGTAAGGCGAGATTTTTTCCCCGGAGATGTTGTTGTTACATGCGCTCTTGATACCGGTGCGTCGCTGGAATGGTTAGCAACTGGCAAAGGGCAAATGCGAACTAACAGGGAAGACGTCACATCTGATTTTTCAATTAAAAAATCTCGACTTGAATCGGGTGAGCTTAAGGACGCTGGTACATGGCATCCTGACCCCTCAATGATTCCCTCAAACACTGGAGAGTTGATTTTTGTTGACGGCGTAGGTGCCTCTTGGCTTGTCGACTCTTCTGCTTCGAATATAAGTAATGGGCGTTGGTTAATTGATATTGACGGTGCTCTTGATGTTTTTGATGTTATTCGTCTTCCCGGCGGAAAAGTCAGATTGTCAAATAAGTCTGCTGAGTTTGAATGCAACATTAAAGATATCACACCAGTAGGTGCTGTAATTTTCACATTGGAAAAACACGTATAAGGGACATTATGAAACGTAAACTTTTTTTAGCTCTATTTCTTTCACTTTCTTTCGGTGCATCAGCCGCTGAAAAAACGCAGGATTTAGACGGTGCTAAGTTTGGTGATGATTGGCCGTTAACTTTTGAAAAAGCTACGGTGTCTTGTGTTAATGGTAGATATGCCTTTGTGTACGACAAAGCAACAGATGACCGATACCCATTAAATGGGTTTGCTATTGATGGTGTAAAGTCTGGAAAGCTTGAGGGGAGCGATATAAATACTGTTTGGAAAGATAGCCCGGATTATGAAGGCGTAAAAATTCCTTTGGATCCCGTAATGGATGCTGCGACAGCACTTTGCGAATGATAAGAGTTGCCTCGGTGACATTATGACTATAAGTAAGCAAAAAAATGGTAAATGGTTATGCGAGCTTTATCCAAATGGCCGGGAAGGGCGGCGTATACGCCGTCAATTCAATACCAAAGGTGAGGCCGAGGCATTCGAATCATTTACCAAAAGCGAGAGTGAAGATAAGCCTTGGCTCGGCAAGAAAGAAGACCGCCGACGCTTAAGTGAGATTATTCAGCTTTGGCACAATTTGCACGGTCAGGCTTTAGTCGCCAGTAAGTCGCGGTTAGCAAAGCTTCAAATTGTATGTAACGGGTTGGGCGACCCTATTGCATCTCGTCTTACCGCTAAAGATTGGGCTCATTACCGTGACCGTCGATTACGTGGCGAAATAGACAACGGTTATCATAAAGACCCGGCGAAGTGGATCGCCAAACCTATAACTGTCAATCGCGAGCAGCAATACCTCGAAGCGGTGTTCAATGAACTGCGACGATTAGGGGAGTGGAGTTTACCCAACCCACTGGACGGGATTCGCGTATTCAAAGAAGCTGAGAAAGAAATGTCCTGGCTAACGTTGTCTCAGCTCCCGGAACTATTCCGAGCCTGTGAACAATATGGCAAAGAAAATCTTACGATGATTGTTAAGGTTTGCTTGGCTACCGGCGCTCGATGGGGAGAAGCCGAGAGACTTACCCGTCCCCAACTTTCCCCCTGCAAGCTGACTTTCACCAAAACCAAAGGTAAGAAGAATCGCACGGTTCCGATTCCTAAATGGCTCTACGACGAGTTGTCTGAACGTCAGGGTAGAATGTTCAAACCCTGCTATCAAGACTTTAAGAAGATGCTCAAGCTTACGAACATTGAGCTGACGGAGGGGCAGAAGACTCATGTTTTGCGTCATACCTTTGGTGCGCATTTTATGATGAACGGCGGAAATATACTGGTGCTGCAGAAAATCCTCGGGCATGCCAACATTCGAGAAACAATGAAGTATGCGCACTTTGCTCCTGACCATCTTGAGCAAGCTGTTACCCTTAATCCACTGTCGCTGTATGTTGGCGACAATATGGCGGCAGGGGTTGCATAACACTGCAATTCACTGCATTTAAAATTACTTTAACTAATTGATTTTAAATGTAAGTGCATGTTTTTGATGGGGTGTTAATAGGAGCGTCTTAACTGATAACGCATTCGCGCTACATCCAAAGCGTGTTATAAAACAAGGGGTTAGCCATTCGCTAACCCCTTTTTTATTGGTGGTGGCGGCAAATTGGCGGCAGAGATTGGCACGATGGCGGCAGATATAAAAAAACCTGCCGAAGCAGGTTAAAGCCAAAGTTGCTGTTGCTGGTTTCTGACGGGATGAGGAGGGGCAGGGTCAACAGCTCCCGGTTTCACAATAAATCTTGATAGCGTCTCAAAAGTTATAAATGTACATCCGCAATTGATGTTTTGGCACTGGTGATAACGTTCTTTCGTTTCGGTGCTAAGGTACCGGCTAGTGCGAGCATGCGCGGCGTTTTGGCATAACGGGCAGTGCATCATAATTATTCCCCCTGCTGGCGTATCTGAGGGAATAATAAACTCTTAAATTGCATTTGCAAATTATGATTTGCTTTTTCAATCTTTGCTTTCCTCTGAGCTGTACTCCACATCAGACAGTTTAACCTCAAGCTCTAAGCCCGTCGTGAAGCCGCTATTATTCAGATTGTGAGTCACCTTACTGATTAACCAAGATTGCTCGTCTATGACGCGCTTAAAGCCCGACACGCGCACCGGTACCTCAGGGAATAAATCAGCCCTACCAAGTGCCAGCGTAATTGAAAACTCCGCAACGCCTCGCTGCAGCTTATCCCATTTAGCCTGAGCTGCGCGCATCGCCTGCGCCTTTGATGCGTAGACCGTCGTCAGCGCCAGCACGTTATCAGCCTCACCGGCCATATACTCACCCTCACGCGCTTCCGGCTCTTTTTTGGCCTTTGTCTTTTTGCTGACCGGCTTTGCTTTCGGATGCTCCAGTGCGCGCAGGTGCTTCTCTTTTGGCTTACGTTTCAGCGTCACTTTTTGCTTTTGCGGCTTCGGGTCTTTGGTGTGCAACCATTTTGCTGTTACGCCGGTGTAAGCCCCGCGGTCAGCAATGGCAAACTGATGACGGTCGCCATCGCTGCGGGTCAGGGTCATTTGCGGGACGGGCTTGCCGCTGGCGGTCATTGCACTACCGGCTTTCAGAAACAGGAGCTTACCCGCTTTCACTGACACCGCTGCCCCGTTGCGGTCAGCCAGCCGGGTCAGAAATACGGCGTCGGACTCCTGCGACTGGTCGATATGCGGTACCGGTATTTTTTTCAGTGAATCCGCGACACTAGCCGTCAGTTTATTGCGCTTTGCAATGGTACTAACCAGCTCACCGAGGGTGGTGTCATGCCATGACTCTTCACGCCGTGAATTGAGTGTTCCGCGAAAATCTGCACTACGCGCCCGAATGGTCAGGGTATCAGGCGCGCCCCGGTGCTCAATCTCATCGACCGTGAAATCGCCCTTATTCAGAAGTGCCGAACCCTGCCAGCCAAGCCACAGCGTCAGCACCGCCCCGCGCAGGGGCAACTCGACTTTGCCGTCGGTATCGTCGAGCTCAATGTCGAGCTGGTCAGCCTCAAAGCCCCTGTTGTCGGTCATGGTGAGAGAAATCAGCCGGTCACTAAAATTGCTGGTAATGTCCTGGCTGTTCAGCGTCAGCATAAATGCCGGTGCAAGGCTGGCACCGGCGTCAATGGTCATGCCCGTAATCATGCGGTCAGCCCTCCGAGCGCACCCTGCAGCTTATCAGTCAGATTACCGGCAGAACCGAGAAGCTCACTGACCTGCTTATTCAGGTCGCCAAACATTGCCGTCAGTGATTCGTCGACCCGTTTCAGCGAAAGGGTGAAATCAATCTTTCTGGCCGCGCCGTCGCTGAAAAACTCGGTATGCGTGGTCGACACCGTCTCGACGATATACATCCCGAAGATATTGCCGGTTCCCTCAATCAGCGGCCACGCTCTGCCCTCGTCGGCCATCAGTTCGACAGCCAGCAGAGATATACGACCGCCAGTAATGGCAGGATAAAGCGTACCGGCAAGCTGGATCGCGTTTTCACCCTCGCCGAGAAACTGATACGCAGGCGGTTTGCCGACCCGGTCATTAGACGCCCAGCGGTAATTCTTCGAGTGCTGCATCGACTGATAAGGCAGGGTGCGACGTTCAAACACAAACATTCCAAGAGCAAGCATCATTATCAGCCTCCTTAATCGTGCATCATGCTAGCGCGGGCTTTGGCTCGCTTGTCGCGTTCATATTTTTCTAACGCATCCTGCAACTGGTTACCCAATTGACCACCCGGCGCGCCGCCACCCGGCAGGTTGATTTGATAGGTTGGGCTGCTCTGGTCAATATAGGTACGACCAGCGGGAGCCGTGACAGGCTGATAAGCCTGATACCCACCAAGCGAGCTGGTTGTCGGAATATACCCTCCACCCTGACCAACCGGCGGCGTTTTTGCTGTTTCCGTATCAATACTGCTCGATTCCTTTTTAACAAGGCCGAGCTTTTCGAGAATTACATCGAGACCACCACGCAGCTTATTGAAAATATTCAGAGGCAACATCAGCGCATCGGCCAGTGCCTGACCAAATATGACACCGACATTTTTGCAGCTATCAAGCGTCTCCTGCGTGGCCTTGACCGGCGCAATCAGGTCTTTAAACCATTGCCAGACGCCGCGCAGCTTCTCGCCGAGTCCGTCAAAGATTGGGGCTAATGGAGCGAACATTTCCCCGACCGGTGCAAACGCGCTCATGATGCCCTCAATCACCCCCGAGAAAAATGCGCTGATGGGCTCCCAGTATTTGCGGATGAGTAGCGCCCCGGCCACAATCGCCGCACCGACGGCCACAATCGGCCAGGTAATCGCACCGAGCGCTGTCACAATGGCACTACCAGCAACAGTAAAGACCGTACCCAACACTCCAGCAGCGGCGATAATTGCGTTAATCCCCATGACAACCGGCCACGCAACGAGACCAATGCCGCCAATGATACCAATCAGCGCCAGCGCGCCACCGGCAATGATGCCGATAGTTTCTGCCAACTCCTTGTTATCTTTGATCCAGTTGTCGAGTTTTAACACATACTGTGTGGCGGTTTGGGTAAGTTTGCGCAATGAACTATCTTGCTGGTCATAGAGGTCAGTGCCGACCGCCTCATACGCTGACTGGAACTCCTTGAAGTCGCCGCCGAGGTTATCCTGCATAACCTTGACCAGTTCCTCGGTTTTACCGTCCGAGGCTTTTATCGTCGCGGTGAGTTTATCTAGTTTTCCGCTGGCCGCTGCCGCCATCAGCACACTTGCGGATTTCATAGCCTCCTCGCCGAATATGGTTTTCACATATTCAGCTTTCTGACCAGTGCCGAGCTTGTTGCGCTCAAAACTGGCCTGCATTTCTTTCAGGATGGTAAATAATGGGCGCGTATTGCCTTTTCTGTCCGAGGTTTTAACACCCAACTCTTTGAGGGCATCATATGCTTTGCCTGTCGGTGCCTGTAGTCTCGTTATAACAGCCGCGCCGCCCGTCCCAGCCATTGACCCCCTAATGTTATTATCGTGAAGTGTGCCGGTTATCGCCGCCGCTTGTTCAAGACTCACCCCGGCATTTTTAGCAACAGGGGCAAGGTAGCTTAATGAGTCGCTTAGCCCCTGAAAATCAGCGGTGGTTTTGTTCATCGTTGTTGAAAGAACATCACCGATATGTGCAGCCGCGTCATTAGAAAGCTGAAAGGCGGCTTTTGTCCCCATCAATAGTTGCGCGTTTTCCTCCATTGTTTTTCTGTTCGCAAGTGACAGGTTGAGAGTCACAGGCGTCATGGCCGCAATAGCTTCAGCATCACCACCGCCTTTTGCGATAATAATCTGCGCACTGGCGGCATCATCGGCAGAGGCGGCAGTATTGTCGCCGAGCTGGCGCGCCTGTTTGCGTAACGCTTCCATTTCTGGCGACTGCTTATCGACCCCTAGCACGGCCTGCAGTTCGGAATTTTTCTGCGCAAAGTCATAACCGGGCATCAGTAATTTAACCCCGGCCATCGTTCCCGCTGTTGCGATACCGACCCCTGCAGCACCGGCTGCGGCCATGTTACCGGCAAGCTCTTTACCTGATTTATATCGCTCTTTCACCCGGCTTAATTTCGCCTGCTGCGCACTGACGCGCGCCAGTGCCTCGCGCTGTCGATTAAGCTGCGCCGTCGTTTCGCTGATGGAGGTTTTGAGCCGACGCTCATCGGCAGACAGGGTGCGGGTATTAATACCGGCCTGCATCAGCTCGGAGCGCTGGCGCTGTACCGACGTTCTCAGACTGTTGTATTTCGTCTGCAGCTCAGAGGCGGCACGCTTTGCCGCTTCGAGTGCCTGCGCCTGCGCGCGGGTCGGACTGGTGGTGTTTTTAAACTGCACGGCCAGCTCACCGGCTTCGCGCTTCGCCTTGTCAAGCGCCTGACTGGTTACGGCCAGTTGCGCACTTGCCTTACGAAAGCCGTCGATTTTCGACGCCTGACCGTTCAGGTCACGCAGCCCTTTTTGTGTATCGCGAATATCACCCGAGAGGGTTTTACTCGCGGTCTGGATGGATTTAAGCGGTCGGGTCGCCTGGTCGACCGCTTTCAGCAATACCTCAAGCCTCAGGTTATTACTCATTGTGGTTTCCGCTACGCTGTAGCGCCTTTTCGCGCCATGTAATGAGCTCGGTCAGGCTCAGGGAATAGAGCTCTGATGGCGGCCAGTGGAATATCACTGCAATATCCGCCATCAGGTCATCGGTTGACAGGTCGGGCGGGAAGTCTATTCCGCCGAAGCCGGTGACAAAAAACCAATCACCTTAGCGGCCAACGACAGCATATCGGGCAGGTTCATTGCGGTAAGCTCCTGCGCCGTGAGCGCGGGATAGGTCATGCGGGGCAGTACCTTAATCAGCGCATCGACTTCGGACTGCGCCACCGCTGCCAGACTGACACCGCGCAGGGTACCGGCGTTCGGCTCAATCAGGGTGACTTTATCAATCGTCTGACCGGCACGCTTAATCGGCTTGTCGAGGGTCACGACGTTCGGATTTACGGTGTCAATTTCATTGCCAGCCGCATCAACAAATTCAGCGGTTTTACGGGGTGCTTTTGCCATGATGTTTTTCTCTGCTCTGAATGGGGATTAATAACCGGCCAGCAGTGCTGACCGGTCAGGGAATTACAGCCCGATTGCGCGGCGGTGCTGTTCCAGACGGTCGACGCCGTTCACCTTCTCGACCATGTTGACGGTGTCGATTTCGATGACGTCGCTACCATCAATCGTCAGGCGGTAATAGGTGCAAACGGTCGACAGTTTGGTCGAGGTGTTTTCACCCTGCTTATTTTCGCCGCCGTCGATTTCTTTATGACGGCCACGCATGACCACCTCGACCGCGATGATTTCGCCGGTGTCGTCGCGCTGGTAAGAACCAGCAAAACGCAGCGGCACAGCGTCAGCACCCGGCGCGGCGTACTGCGCCCACAGCGCCACATCAGGCAGGCCACCGACAGACCACTCGACGGTTAACGCATCATCGTCGAGACCGAGGTCAATCGCCGCCGCACCATTCATACCGCCGCCGCGATAGTTTTCGAGCTTGCGGGTCAGCTTCGGCAGTGTCACGGATTCAACAACGCCCATGTAGCTCAGACCGTCGTTGAACATGTTCAGATATTTGAGTTTGCGGGGTAGTGCCATGTTAGTTCAGGCTCCTTAGCTGTTGACCGATTCGGCCAGATTCACCAGATATTTATCGGTGATACGCTGGCGCAGGGTCAGGCTTTCCAGTGGTGGAACCGGCGTATAGTCGTAGTCGATATACAGTTTCCCGGCCTTGAGGGTTTCCTTATCGTTCGATTCCTCGTCGAACCAGCATTCACCGTCCACGATGTAGCCATTAGATTTCAGCTCGCGGAATTTGGCGTTAATACCGTCGACAATGTCACGGATAAGCGATGCGGTGATGGGCTTGTCGACCGCCCACATGTGCGCCTCGGCCATCGTGTCGGCCAGCACCTGCGCGGTGCGGGTGTAGTTCTCAAACAGGAAAAGCGGGTCATCAGAGCAGGTGCGGTTACCCCAAAAGCGGAAACCATCTTTACGCACCAGCGTCGTGACCCCGGCCTCGTTGAGCAGGTCAGCATCGGTGCCGGATGCCTGCAAATCCCAAAAGACTGACGCACTGATGCCGGTGACACCCTGCACGCCGACGTTAGACAGGGTTTTATGCCAGCCGACTGTCTGGTCGATGTAAGCACGCAGGCCGAGTGCGCGCGCAGTTGCGTATGCCGTTGCGGTGGCGTTCGTGGTGGTGTCCCACGCGAGGAAGTCAGGCCAGATGACCATCAGTTCGCGCTGACTGAAATTCTCGCGATAGGCCATCGCTTCGGAAATGGTCTTACAGCCCCATGCGCTGACATAGCCAAAAGCGCGCAGGCTGATACAGACCGACGCGAGTGCGGTTGCGACTTCCTGCGTATCGAGACCCGGCACGCCGAGAATGCGCGGTTTAACGCCGGTGACCGCTTCGGCAGTTAACAGCGCCTTGATACCGGTGTATTTACCGTTCTCATCCGTGCCGCCGATAATGTTAGACGTGGTCTGCGCTTCGGCGTCGTCTCCGGTACCTTCGGCAACGCGCACGACAACGGTGACGGGTTTTGACTGGTCGGCGATGGCCTGCAGGGAGGCAGACAGCGTGCCTTTTTTACCGGCTTTCGCAATGGCGCTCTGCACATTGGTAATCAGCACCGGCTCGTTAAGGGGGAATGTCGCGGCATCCGCATCGCTGGACGTGCAGACCATGCCGACGATTGCAGTTGCTACGGTGGAAATGACGCGGGTGCCGTCGTTAATCTCAAGCACCTGTACGCCGTGGTGAAAATCACTCATCCGGTTAACTCCGTGGTTAGTGGGCGAGTGTTATTGTCCTGGCTGGTCTGGTGGCGGGCTATTTGTCGGCGATGGGTAGCGCATGACACATAAATAAATCATAAAAAAGACGGGCATCAGCCCGCCACTCTTTCAAAGGTTGGTTTGGGAACAGCAGCGAAAAAGGATATCGGGACCGGCGCAGGACAGGTGCTGGGCATGTCGTCATTCGCTGCTTCATTTAGTACGTCGAATGGCTGGGCATACTTCTATCAGCCAAATGGTACGCTGATTGGGATGGCACAACGGAAGGTGCGGTGAGAGTCGAACTTGCATCAAAAACCGACTACCGCAAGTTGCTGCGTGCTTATCTTAAAGCGGCAGATGGTAGTCAGCCACTACCACCCGTTTCAACAAATTAGTCTGGCAGTGGCGGCCATTCAATATCGGGGGCTTTTGACGTATCAACGCGCATCAGCAGCACCCGGTATTTTTTCCAGCCAGTCAGAGCTGTGGCTTCTTCGTCCGTCGCCATCCATGCATCAACAGCATCCTGTCGCCAGGATATTTCTGCGTCAGATGCAGCACGTAACGCATTTTTTTTCTGCTCAGCAACGCTAACCAGCTCGGCCTGGCTCGGTAATGGTTTATCTTGAAGTACAGGTTGACCATCTACCCCGGTTGTTATCACTTTTCCGGTGGCTTGCCCTTTGAACATCTCATCGTATGTTTCATGAGAAATTTCAACTGCATCATCTGGAATGGAATCATTGAACTGATCCAGATAAAACGCACCATCTTTAAAGTAAATACTCATTAATACCCCCACGCGAGAACGAGACATCCAACATTAGCAACCGCAGAAACAGTCCCTCCGCTGATTTGCCGACCAAGTGCCTGAACACTATTTTTTGTTAATACATCGATCTGCACAGCAAATGTTGAAGTCTGGCCGGCACCCCAGGCATACGGATTTCTCTCAGTAGCAATGGCACCGAGACATGCATTTTGGAAAGAGGCCGGTAATGTAATGTTAGCGACGCCAGTCGCCCCGGTGGATCCAAGTGCCCACATAACTGTAAATCCACCGGGAAATCTCATTACACCCGGGGTGTTCAGGGTTGACGTGAAGCTGCTCATGTCCGGCACCTGTCCTGCGCCTGTCCCAATATCCTTCTTCGCCGCTGTTCCCAAACCAAGATTTTTGAGAACCTCAGCAACCAATCCTGCGTCGGCCATTTCTTTTAGTGCGTTCGCAATCAGCGGGTATTGCGTATGCGGATTGTCAGCATTGACATGATTTCTCATCAGGTCATCAGCATAGGTTTTCACCTCGATAACCTTATCGTCGACATACTTACGTGTTGCCAGCACGACTGACGGGTCGATTTTCAGGGTGATGGCCGACGTGCTCGATACAATCAGAATCATGCGAATGGTCTGCGTGCGGCCGCTTCCCTCCTGCAGTTGCGGCTTGTAGGTCTCCGGGCAGTTCGCCACGGCAATCAGAATGCCGTCGTCGTCGTAGAGACCAATCTCGCGGATCCAGAAACCGCCCTCATTCTCAGGAATAATTTGTTCCGCGATAATCTGGCTGGTATTGGTCGGGTCAACGGTCAGCAGGTTCAGCGGCGCGATGCGCTTCTGGTTAATGAGCTTCGTCTGCGCCGGGTCAGGGGTCGGCAGCGTACCATTCGCATCACCGACGGCCATCTGCGTCAGGTTGAGTTTGGTACCGAGTGCCGCCGCGTTCGCCAGTCGCGCCGCGCCCTGATTGGTCAGAATGGCAAAATATTTTGCGGTCATGCGTTCACTCTCAGGTTATCAATCAAATGGATGGCCGAGGCCGGGTAATATTCACCACCGACGACAATTTCCTCGGGGGTGTAGGGGTAAACGGTCAGCGCGTCGCCGTCGTAACATCCCGCGCCGACATACAGCTCGCCGGGCGCACTCAGGCTGATAGCCAGCCCTGTCAGGTGGCGGCTTGCAGGTTTGGCGTCTTCAATCAGGCGCTCAAGTTCCTGATACATTTCGTCAGTGATGCCGCTATCGAGCACGCCGACAACGAGGCGGAATGTTCCTGGCTCCTCGTCGAGCTGCCACCACTCGCGCACCTCAATCAGGAAGCCGAGCGGCTCCACCACCCGACGCAATGCGCTGATGGTGCCTTTGTGCTGATGGACGAAAAACGAGGACGCGCAGACGCTGCGCTTTGTCGCCTCCGGCCACTTCTCATCCCACCTGTCGACCGACAGCGCCCACGCCAGATACGGCAGTAGCTTTACCGGACAGGTGCGCCAGTTCCACAGGGTGCGCAGCGGTACCGGCACGCGCTGAATCTCAGAGAGTGCAGCAGCGGCGGCGACCTCCAGCGGCGACGAGCCAACGGGTAACAGCCGGTCACTCATCCGAGCCCCCGATAGTTATCTGGTACTCGGTACAGTTCGACGCCTGCGACTTACTCAGCACTATGTCGGCCTGCGGTGATGACAGCTCGACACGCTGCACCCCCTCAACATGCAGCGCCGCGTAAATGGCCGACAGACGGATATCACGCCCGAGGCGGTGCTGTGCGCTGATGTAGCTCTGCAGCTTCTGCTCTGATGCCTGCCTGATGGGTTCAGATTCGGGGCCGGGGTAAACGTAGAGCGTCGCGTCAATCTGGTACGGCACAATCTCGGCTGACTGGACAGTCACCCGGTCGGCCACCGGGCGCACATCTTCGGCATTCAGCGCTTTATCAACAATCGCCAGTAGTTCAGGGCTAGCAGTGCCGTCACCCTCGCGCGATAGCACGGTAATCGTCACGCAGGCTGGCGACGGACTTGCGACCGAGACGTCAGCGACCCGCCCGTCGGCGCTGCGACCGTGATACTCATATGCGCCGACCGGACCCGCCACGCTCAACCCCTCAAACGCCTGTTGCGTGCGCAGACGCAGGTCGGTATCGGATTCCATAACGGCAGGTGTCGGCGGAATGGTGGTGTCATCCGCCGGGGTGATGGTCAGACGTGCGGTATTGTTGTTCCCTGCCACGACGTCGAGGTCGTTACCGCCGGAATAGGCCAGCGTTACCGCCTGCGCGGCTTCGTTCACCCGCTGACGCCAGATAACTTCACGGTAGGCGTTTTCCTGCAGCAGCTTAACAATCGGCTCTGACTCAAGCGCCAGTGTCCAGGCAATGGCCTCCTGCTGGTCTTCGGGATAGAGCGAAATCAGCGTCGCAATGCGTTCCGCAAGGATGGTTTCATAGTCCAGTTCCTCAACCACATCGGGAACGGGTAACTGACTCAGGTCAACGGTTGCCATAGTGATTTAACTCAGTGAAACAGTGGTTGAAACTGACGCACCGGTATCGGTACGTGTCCCGGTAATATCGACATACATCTCGCCAGCGTCGCCGGTCTCAAAGCTGACAGAGGTAAGCCTGATGCGCGGCTCCCACTTCTGGATAGCCGAATAGCACGCCACCATAATTTGCAGCCTGAGCGCCGGGTTTTGCGGCATATCAATCAGCGCCGACAGAAGCGAGCCATATTCACGACGCATCACCCGCGAGCCGACCGGCGTCAGCAGAATATCGCGCATGCTCTGGCTGATGTGCTCTGTGTCGCTGATGCCGAGGCCGGTATTTCGGTTCATACCCTGATAACGCGCTGTCATAACGGAGCCCCTGTTTGCCCGCCGCTGTCGCCCGGGTGTTTATGGGTGTGGAGTACCTTGCCATTAGACGACAGTGACCCGCCGGAATGTTCGATATTGCCGCTCATCTTGCCGCCTTTCTGCACCTCAAGCGTCGCCGTCGTCAGCTTATTGGTGCAAATCACCTCCGGGGTGTCGAGGGTGATACTGGTCGAGGCTTTCACCAGTACCAGCGGCACGGTTGCGGTGATGGACTCCGATGCCGTCACGTCGGCCGTTTTTATGCCGCTGACCGTCAGCGCGCCGGTTTCGGGCTCGTACTCAATGACCGCACCATCAGGGAAAGCCACATGCCACGCATCCGCCGAGGCTGACGGGGCGGGGTTATCGTCGGAGAAAATACCCGGCAGCACGAAAGCGGTATCAAGCTCGCCACCGATTGCCAGCAGCAGAACCTGCTCACCGACCGAGGGAGCCCACCACGTCCGCGAACGACCGGCGCGGGTGGTCAGCCAGTTCAGCCATGTGGTCTGGATCCCGCCGCTTTGTACGCGGCACAGCCCCTGCACGGTATCGACCTCAGTCACCACACCTGAGCGGATGAGGTTGCGAATCGCGCGCGCGAGCTCCTGTATCGTGGATAACGTATTCATAGTGCAAGGATGCCTCTGGTCTGGTGTCGCGCCAATTCGCGCGGCTCCGGTGGTGGTTCACACAATATTTATTTGCCTAGGTGCCTGATAATGACGTCTTCAATCATCTGCTCATCGTCGCGGGTGAAACCGAGCAGCGGGCGCGCCTCGTACTGCACATCCCGGCTGTTGCGGTTTGGCCGGTCTTTGAGGCCGTACTGATGCACCCGCGCCATGCGCTGCACCTTGCCGGTAAACTCCACCACCGCCGCACTGTCGCTGCCTTTTGCTTTCATAAAGCGACTGGTGCGCAGTTTGGCGAACATTTCGCGCTTAATGCGTCCTTTCTTGCTACGCACCGGCTGGCGCTTTCGTGCGGCATACGGGGTGCCGTCGGGTGCCTGCTGACGCCTGATGCGCTGTTGCTGACTGGTACGCAGCTTTTTCGCAATCTCAGCCGCCATTTGCCGACGCGCCGCCGGTGACAGGCTGGCAATCAGACCGGCAAGACGTTCCTGTAGCGCGGTTAACTCACTCATCCCACTTACTCACCAGTTCGCCGTTAACGTACAGCTCGACCGGGCGCGTCACCGGCTCAGGCAGCGGCGGCTCAGGGGCATAGCTGACATGCAGCGCGCCGTCGACCTCTTTGACGAGCGTGCGCTCTGTGAGCCTCAGGCTGATACTGATATCGAGCGAATCGTCATTGTTGATATCAATAATCCAGGTGAATCCTTTTTCCCGCCCGTCGTCGGTGGTCATAATGTCCGGCTGATGTTCACGCAGCCACGCCTGCACCGGCACGAATATCAAATCGAGGTCGCCGGTGAAGTCGGTCACCACCACGTTAAGCACGTACACTTTTTCAAACGACAGCGAGCTCGCCAGTCGGGAATCGGTATGGCCGTTATCGGCAAACAGGCGCAGCATATCGGGGTTGTTTCGGAGCTGCGGCACGGCGTTAATCAGCGCTTTGCGCAGGCTTTTGTGCTTCTGCATCGAGTTCATCCTGACAGTGTTTGACAGTTTTGACCTGCAGCGCGCAGGCGGTCAGCGCGCCCTCAAGGCGGCGGATATCCGCGCTCAGGTCACCATTGGTTTTCGGGTCACTTCCCGGCATCGGGCAAAGACTCACCCTCGGGCATCCGCTGACCACAATCACCGGCGCTGGCGCAGGCGGCGCGGGTGTGCAGCCGACGCACAACATCAGGTAAAGCAGTGTTATACCAGCGGCGAAAGGCTTCATTTTCATTAAGTAACCTCGTTATCGTCTGCTCACGGCGGCTGGCCTCTGCGCTGGCTTTTGCGAGCTGTTCACGCAGTTCCACCTGCGCGGATTCATTACGTCTGGCGAGCGTACCGGCAACACTGAGCTGATTTTTCAGCATGCCAATCGTCGTCTTTTGTTCGCTCGCGACGCGGTTTGCCGTCTCAAAGGCGCGGGATAAATTGCCGTTCTCATGGCGCAACCACAGCAGCCCGAGCACGGCCAGCACTAACAGCACGGCTAATACTTTCATTTCACCCCCTGCAGGCAGTAAGCACGCTCACGCTGACGGCGATTTTCGAGGCCGGTACTACGCTCTCCGTTGACGAACACCCAGCGGGTAAGCTGGTCACATGCCTGCCACCACTGCTGGCGCTTGAGATACGAGACCAGCGTCGAGCGACAGGCCGCGCCGGTGCCGACGTTAAAAGAGAAACTGACCAGTGCGTCGTAAACCTGTTGCGGCATGGTGACCGGCACACAAACCGCGAGACGTCGCTCGGTATTCAGCACGTCGGCGACCAGATTTGCCGCCGCTTCGCGCTCGGTGATATCGCGTTTCGGTACCACCCCGGCAGTGTGGCCGATTCCTGACGTCCACACGCCCGCGCTGCACTGGTAAGGTGTCAGGCGACACCCTTCGAGGTCAGCAATCAGCGCCAAACCATCAGGCGAGGTATTCAGCAGACGAAAATCAGGCATCAGTGCCGCCAGCGCCAGCACTGCGGCCACACCGCAACGTTTAACGATTGAGCTCACGGGTCACCCCTTTGTCGATTCCCATTTCGGTCAGGTAACGAAAGGTTTTGCGCCGGTACCAGAAATTCACCGCCGCCGTAAAAATGGCGCACAGACTACCCACATACAGCGCCAGCTTTTCGGGCGACATTGCCCCGAAATACGCCAGCCCCACGGCCAGCCAGTAGGCGATAAACGTGGTGATTTTTTCCATACTCAGTCCCATAGGTTCAGGGTCTCCGCCGTGGGTGAGGTTTCAACGTCGGGCAGGTCAATCGCCGTGCCATGCGGCAGAATGACACCCAACTCAGACAGACCGGGATTAGCCTGCAGCACCGACTCGACCACGTCCTCAGTGCGCCCGTAATACCGGGCGCAAAGCGCGTCGAGGGTGTCGCCCTGCATCGCGTAGACTTTCATCAGAGCTGACCCACGATGCAGCGCGGTTTATCCTGCAGGCGCGAGACCGACCAGCGCATATCCCGCCACAGGTCATCAATGGTGGTTTCGACGCTGTCGGCTTTTTTGTCACCCTTGCCGGTGGCCTCAACCCCGCGATAACGCTCATACAGGGTGGCGGTCGCCATCGCCGTCACGGCGCTGAGGTAGTGGAAAACGCGCACATTCTCGCCGTCGATTTCCTCGGCGTCAGGCACGTCGGCCAGTTGCTTAAACCCTGCGGCAATCTGGCGCAGCCGGTAGTCGTAAAGCTCCGCATTGGTTTCCGCCATGCCGGTCTTGATGGCGTTGCGCAGGCGCGCATCGGAAACCGTCTGCTCAAGGCGCATCAGCTCGCGCACCCGCTTCGGATCCACGTCAGGGAAAAAGAACGTGTTTTTAATCACTGCGTCGCCCGTCTCCGGTGCGGGAATCACCACACCCGGTACGTCCTGCGGTTCGTCGGGCTGATTCAGTATTACTGTCGTCATGACAACCTCATTAGGTTGGGCGGTGGACGCCGGTCGCCGTCAGGGTCAAAACCCGCTTTGACCGGCGTGCCGCCCGGCTCGGGGAGCGTTCAGTTAACCGGCGGTTTTTACCGCCTTTGGTGGACGCCCGCGCTTTGCCGCCGGTTTGGTGGCAGGTTTGCGCGTGCGCGGTTTAGTCGTTTTACGGGGTGCAGCCTCGGGCTTAGGCTTCAATGCGCGCTCCAGTCGCTCAATCTCTTTGCGTACACCGGCATTGCGGTCGAGCTGCATCGCGCGCTGAAACTGCGCCAGCGCGTCGGCGTTCTTACCGGTATCGCGCAGGGTCAGGCCAGTCACCTTATGCAGACGGGCGCGCACCATATCGGGAACGTCAGCGCCGTCGGTCAGGCTGAGGGTGGTCAGCAGTAATGCGAGGTCGACAGGCTTACCGGCATCGCGCAGGCGCAGCGCGGCAAGCGCCACCTCCTCAACCAGCATGTAAGGCGTGGTGCGGCGATGGTCAGAGGTGAGGCCGTATTTCAGCGCGTAGGGCGCAATCTCAAGCGCGCCAGCGATATCACCGGCATCAAGACGCCACAGCATGACGGTCATCAGAATGTCATCCTGTGCGCCACGGCCATCAGCCAGCACACCGGCAACCCACGGCGCATAGAACGGCAGCAGCTCGCGCTTTTTCGCGGCTTTCAGTTCGTTTGAACGGATGGTTTTCAACGTGCGGCGGTCATCGGCCAGCTTTACCAGCATCTGCTCGTAGGCGGTTGCGTGGCGCAGCGGGGCTTGTTCCCGCTGCGCGGCTTGAGAGGCCGAGACCCGCATCATGTGACGCTGTGCGGGGCTCGTCATGGGTTTACTCTCCGCCTTCCGGTGCTTCTGGTGCGGTGAAATCGCCCAGGGTGATGTTTTCCAGCAGGCACCCGGCGGCATACGCTTCGACCACATAGTCGATGTTCATCGACTCGTAATTTTCAACGCGGTCTTTTTTCGGGTTCTCATCAATGCTGCGGCGGTGACTCTCATCCATGAAGTAGATAGAGAGGTTTTCCAGCGTGGTCACGAATACCGCATTCGCAGGGAAGTACGGCACGCGAACGGCTGGCAGGTTGCCGATGCGCTTCTGGCTGATGATGATATCCGCCGCCAGCGACTCGGTATTTTCCTGCTGTTTGTTGACCAGCGGGAAATATTTGTCGGCCAGCAGCTTACGGCCAACGATGGCAACGAGTTTCGGGTCATCCTGATAAATCTCGTCAATCAGGGTGTTGGTACCGTCCATCACCAGCGCGTCGAGGTTCTCATAGTCGCCGTTTTTGCCAACGCGAATCACGTCAGAAATAACGGTACCGTCCTCAGCGGTGATTTTGCTCATCACGCGCGCCGGGGCTTCGTTGCGGTACTTCTGCAGCCAGCCGACGGCCACATCCTGCAGCATCGGGTTTTTGCTGCGGTCTGAGGTATCAGCGCGGGTGGTACCGTTGAACCCGGCCATAATGAAATCCAGCGCCTGACGCTGGACAATGGCGTCGCGGATGCGGCGCTGGAAGTCCTGAAAACGCGCCCACAGGTCGAGGCGTTTATAGGTCAGGTGGAAGTCAAAGTTAATCTGATTGCACTCGTACTTGTTGGACTCAAGCGCAGTGAAATCGGCGGTCTGGCGCTCTTTGTCGCCCGAGGTGTCGGTCGTGCTGGCGATGGTGCCGGTCACACCGACGCCGATTTTCTCGCCCTTCATTTCTGCGACCGGCAGAATGTTAATCATCTGCAAAAATGCGGATGACGCCTGCACGGTGTTCATCAGCGTTTGCGTGACGGACGGCTCGACGGTGAATTTTTTGCTGACGTCATCAACGCTGATGCCGTTCAGTTTGGCGAGCTGGGTCAGATAGGCATTGAACTTAAAACGGGTTTCCTGACGCATAGTATTTCCTGTTTGAATTAATCGGTTAGTCACAGCATCGGGCGGGGTTGCCGCCCTGTTTCGGTCTGCGCTTTATCAGCAGTCGGTCAGCAGCTCATCGCCGCCACCGCCGCTGGCTTTTGTGCGTCGCGGCTGGCTGAAACTTTCGGTTTTGTCGAGGGTGGTTTTCAGGGCGGAAAATGCCTGGCTGGTTTCTTCAACCTTGCCGGTCAGTTCCTGTTTGAAAGTGGCAAACGCGGTTTCCATATCGGAAATGCGCTTATCCTGCGCGGTCAGATTGGTCTGCACATGCTCGCTGACGGTGGTCACCGCTTCATGCACATCATTCAGGCGCGCATCGTCGCTGACCTGCTTACGGCTGAAAATGGCTTTCACCTTATCAGCCAGGCTGTTTAGCACCGTGTCGGGAACGTCTTCAAATTCCAGCTCGGCCAGCGTGGCAGCGGAAAAGACGTTTTCAGGGTTGGCCTTAAAGCGCTGCAGAGGGTTGTGCTTCGCGTTGCGGCAGAATTCGAGGTATTCAGTGCCGAGGCTCGCCGGGTCATCGGTGACCGCAAGGCCGACGAGGTAGCATTTGCCGGTATTGGCAAAATTCGGCTGGATTTCCATTGAGGTGTAGACCTTCTGCGCGGCTTTATTCATCGCAATAAGGTCATCGGTCGGGGTGATTTTAGCGAACAACGCCCATTTGCCGTTAAGCGCAGAATCGTCGTCAATCTTCTCGGCTTTCAGTTCGACCACATCGCCATAACGCTTGAATACGCCATCGGGAAGCAGGCCGCGCAGGTGTTCAAGGTTGATACGGCAACCGTAGACGCGCGGGTCGTAGGTTTCGGCCATTTCCTGAATATCGCTGGCGCTGATAATGCGCCCGTCGCAGGTATCACCCTCGACGCCGATGCGAAAGAACTTTGAGACTTTTTTTGCCATTGTCAGGAGTCCTGAGGTTGGGGTTACTGGTCACCGCCAGTTTCCAGACTCAGGACACGCCAGACCACCAATGACGACTGGACAACCGCCCACACAACAGCACCTTAGCGAATCACTGACGGCCATTAAGTAGCCTTGCCCTGAATCCACTACGGCGAGGCATCAATGACCATTTCCACCGATACCACCTTGTTGCATGACCCGCGACGGCAGGCATCGCTGCTTTACTGGCAGGGTTTTTCCGTGCCACAGATTGCCGAAATGCTGCAGGTCAAGCGCCCGACCGTGCAGAGCTGGAAGCAGCGCGACGGCTGGGACGGCATCGCACCGATTTCCCGCGTCGAAAGCAGCCTTGAGGCGCGCCTGATTCAGCTCATCGCCAAGCCGCAAAAGTCAGGCGGCGACTTCAAAGAGATTGACCTGCTCGGGCGGCAGATTGAGCGACTGGCGCGCGTTAACCGCTACAGCCAGACCGGCAACGAGGTCGACCTTAACCCCAATGTCGCCAACCGCAACAAGGGCGAGCGTAAGAAGCCGAAAAAGAACTTTTTCAGCGACGAGGCTATCGGGAAACTGGAGGAACTATTTTTCGACCAGTCTTTCGAGTACCAGTTGCAGTGGTACCGCGCAGGGCTGGCGCACCGTATTCGCGACATTCTCAAATCCCGCCAGATTGGCGCAACGTTCTATTTCTCCCGCGAGGCGCTGCTGCGCGCGCTCAAGACCGGACATAACCAGATTTTTCTGTCGGCCAGTAAAACGCAGGCTTACGTGTTCCGCGAATACATCATCCAGTTTGCGCGGCTGGTCGACGTCGACCTGACCGGCGACCCGATTGTCATCGGCAACAACGGCGCAAAGCTGATTTTTCTCGGTACCAATTCCAACACCGCGCAGAGCCATAACGGCGACCTGTATGTCGATGAAATATTCTGGATCCCGAATTTTCAGAAGCTGCGCAAAGTCGCGTCGGGCATGGCCTCGCAGAAGCACCTGCGCTCAACCTACTTTTCGACACCTTCCACGCTGGCGCACGGCGCTTACCCCTTCTGGTCTGGCGAGCTGTTCAACAAGGGGCGGAGCCGGATTGCCGACCGCATCGAAATCGACATCAGTCACAGCGCGCTCGCCGGTGGCCAGCTCTGCGACGATGGCCAGTGGCGGCAGATTGTCACCATTGAGGATGCCCTTGCCGGTGGCTGCACCCTGTTCGACCTCGACCAGCTCAAACGCGAAAACAGTGATGAGGACTTTAAGAACCTGTTTATGTGCGAGTTTGTCGACGATAAAGCGTCGGTATTCCCGTTCGAGGAGCTGCAGCGCTGCATGGTCGACGTGATGGAAGAATGGGAGGACTTTGCCCCGTTCGCCGACCATCCGTTCGGCTCGCGCCCGGTCTGGATTGGCTACGACCCGTCACACACCGGCGACAGTGCCGGGTGCGTTGTGCTCGCGCCGCCGGTGGTCTCGGGTGGCAAGTTCCGCATGCTGGAGCGTCACCAGTGGAAAGGCATGGACTTTGCCGCGCAGGCAGAAGGCATCCGCAAACTGACCGAGAAATACAACGTCGAATACATCGGCATTGACGCAACCGGCCTCGGTCTCGGCGTGTTCCAGTTGGTGCGCTCATTCTACCCGGCGGCACGCGGCATTCGTTACACGCCTGAAATGAAAACCGCGATGGTACTCAAGGCAAAAGACACCATTCGCCGTGGCTGTCTTGAGTACGACGCCGGGGCGACCGACGTCACGCAGTCGTTTATGTCCATCCGCAAAACCATGACCAGCAGCGGGCGCAGCGCCACCTACGAGGCCAGCCGCACCGAGGAAGCCAGTCACGCCGATATCGCATGGGCGACCATGCACGCCCTGTTAAACGAACCGCTTTCCGCTGGTAGCGGCATGCAGCCTAAATCTATTCTGGAGTTCAACTAATGGGTAAGCAAAAATCCCGTAAAGCCGCTGCGCAGAAGGCCAGCAAGGCACAACAACTGACCGCCAGCGCACCGCCAAAAACTACAGCGTTCACCTTCGGCGAGCCGGTGCCGGTACTCGATAAGCGCGACATTCTGGATTACGTCGAGTGCATCAGTAACGGCAAATGGTACGAGCCGCCGGTCAGCTTCTCCGGTCTGGCAAAGAGCCTGCGCTCTGCTGTACATCACAGCTCACCGATTTACGTTAAACGCAACGTGCTCGCGAGCACCTACATTCCGCACCCGCTGCTGTCCCGTCAGGATTTCAGCCGCTTTGCGCTCGACTATCTGGTATTCGGCAACGCCTTTCTTGAGCAGCGCCACAGCGTCACCGGCCAGTTAATCAAGCTGCTGGCCTCACCAGCCAAATACACACGGCGCGGGGTCGACGATTCTATATTCTGGTTTGTGGAAAACTTCACTCTGCCGCATGAGTTCGCGCCTGATACCGTGTTTCACCTGCTGGAGCCCGACATTAATCAGGAGATTTACGGCCTGCCCGAATATCTCAGCGCGCTTAATTCTGCCTGGCTGAATGAATCCGCGACGTTGTTCCGCCGCAAGTATTACCAGAATGGCGCGCACGCGGGTTACATCATGTATGTGACCGACCCGGCGCAAAGTGCGACCGACGTCGAATCGCTGCGCGAGGCGATGCGCAACTCGAAAGGGCTCGGCAACTTTAAGAACCTGTTTTTCTATGCCCCCGGCGGAAAACCGGACGGCATCAAAATCGTTCCACTGAGCGAGGTCGCTACAAAGGATGATTTTTTCAACATCAAGAAAGCCAGCGCAGCCGACCTGATGGACGCCCACCGCGTACCGTTCCAGCTCATGGGCGGCAAGCCCGAGAATATCGGTTCACTCGGTGACGTTGAGAAGGTGGCAAAGGTATTTGTGCGTAACGAGCTGTCACCCCTGCAGGACAGGTTCAGGGAGGTTAACGACTGGCTCGGTATGGAGGTCATCAGGTTCAAAGAGTACACCCTCGACAACCCGGAATAACCCCCTCAAGCCGCCAGCATGGCGGCTTTTTCATACCCCGCCACCATCACGCCTCAGACGCGCCACACGCGCACGAACACACACGACCACCAACGAAGCAACAGCAACCACGATAGCGCCATTACGAGGCGCTCAGACGATAATTTTTATTATTCCGCACCCCCTCTGGCGCGCAATGCTTTCCCCGCCACGCCTGCCCGCTTTATGGGTCGGTTTTAATGCAGTTGCATGACCACTCTGGATCCGCGCCAGCACTGACGGCGCACGGCCAGAACGGGCAACCACGACGCATGCAAAACCATGCACCTGTTGCATGCACGGCTAAAAAGCGGAGAAATCGCGGAAAAATGGCATAAAAAAACCGGCTTTAATCGTGCCGGTTGGGGGCGGTCTCTACGGGGCAGGCTAACGCCTCGCGGGGCTCGTTGTTCAACCCCGCCAGCACTGAAAGCGAGTTTCAGCACCGGCGGCGTTTGTTAATGCAACCAGCTATCGTCCTCCCATACCTGCTGCATGATTTCCATTACTCGTTTTTTATCTTCGTCCAGTTTCAAACCGCTTAGCTCAACGCCATTTGCGGAGCCCTTGCGAATGCGGATAGCGGTCTTTGGGTAAATAGGTTGCAGATTGCGGTACAGCTCAGCCTCAAGCGCATCCAACGTTGCCTGACTAATTTTTTGCTCTTTATCCAACGTGATATTGATTCTCATAATCTAATCAGCCTTATAAAAAATATCATCTTCGGTTTCGTTATTTTCGCTGTTTGCTAGGTCTGCAATGAGAGTGAGCGCGAGCTTTAAGTCTGATGGCTTGCAGTTTGCAATCAGAGATACCTCGGCAATAAATTGCACACAAGCCCACTTTTGCTGCGTTCGGCTGAAATGTTCGCCAACCATGAAATCCCTCCCATAGGGTTACTGTATATTTATACAGTAGCACGTATTGGCAAAAGATGGGAAGAAAAAAAACGAATAGGGCGATTGCCGTATGTGCATGATATGGATATGAATTAATCATGTATTGGTTTTGATGCTTCAGCCATCGCCGCAACACGATTAAGGATTTTCCGAGCTTTAGCCTCATGCGATGGCGCAGCGGAAAATATTTCTCCTTTGGCCGTTCCGCGTAGCCATTTGCCATCAAAACAACTTTTACCACCGGCCATCAGGTGCAGGGCTTCACCCCGACTGATATTAATGCCGGTTGTCAGATGTATCTCGTCGATAGTTTTCGCTATAGCTGCGTTTTGCTCATCCGTTCCGTGGATGAATTTTCGCCGTATTGCTGGCTTTTGCTTCCTTAGTCGGTTCGTCAGCTCTCGTCTTTCACGCCGACTCAGCGGTTTTGTTAAATCCAGTATCGGTGGATCGCTTTCGCTTCCCGTACAGTTATTGACAGAACTCCGAGAGGGCGCAGGAGCGCCCTTAACGTCAACGGCCAAATCAACGGCACGCTTCGGCACAATTTTCCACTGCGTTAACCGGGTTAAAATCGGGGTGCCAGTGCCGAGAGCAGAGTCGTAGACGCCACGAATGCACACGGTTTCCTCACCGTACTGGTTAAACTCGGGGCGCGGCTCATACAGCGTGCGCACCTGTAAATCATCGCGACGGACAAACGGGCCACCCTGCGCATTAACGTAACCAGCCCAGTCACCGGCGTCAGCGGCATCATGAACGGCGGCAAACTCAACGCTTAAACCGTGCGCGGTCTCGGTATCAGCGAGACGACGTAACTCGCGATATACCGTCACCGGCGCGCCACCGATAAACTGAAATTGACGGATGTGCCAGCGAGCCGCCCATGCAGATACGGCCGGGGCGGTCTCTTTCAGCAGTTCACCGCTTTCGTCATCGGTTTCACCATCAAGAGCATAGCCATCGATATTTTTTGAAATGTATTTAGCAACATAGCCGGTAGCGCTGCCCTTTTCCGGGTCAATGGCCTCGGCATGAAAGCGCGCTTTTTTGGCTTTATCGCTTCTCAGTTCGTGGTGGTCTTCCTCCCACGCATAATCACGGATGATAAGGCGCACGCGCTCGACGTCCTCCGGCAACATAAACATAAGCATGTGCCAGTGCGGCGTGCCGTCGTGATGAGGCTCGGCAACACGTATGCCGAAAATACGGATTTCTTCCCGGTGTAGTTTGGCGCGAATGCGCGCCCAAAGTCCGGTGAGATAACTTTGTGTGTCCGACGGGCTGGCTCCGTTCCATTTGCTGTTACGGTAGCCTGCTTTAGTGGTGGCGTGATATTTAGACGGCGCGGTCAGGGTGTAAAACTCCCCGACATAACCGAGCTCATTGCAGATATTTTCAAACCCACGGATGCGGGTCATCAGCTCGCAACGGCGTATCGCAGGGTTAGCGACAGAACCGTCGTATTTTTCAATCAAGCTGATGCGGTTACCGTCTTCGTCTTCGAGATCCAGCCCCTTGAGAAATTCACGCGTGCGGCGCTTTTGCTCACGCCAGTCTGTCACGCAGTTTTTACTCGCGTAGGCGTGCCGTTTCTTGCTGACGTTGCCGACTGCAATTTGCAGATGTTCGCGCCATGACGCCGCAATGCGTCGCAGACGGCCACGCCACCAAACCTCATTGAACATGCGCATTACTGCCGGTGCGATCTCATCCTGACCGACATACTTTTTTGTCACGCGCTCCCAATGCGGCGGGGTAACGTTAAATTGCCTTGAAATAAAACCGGCGCGCATATACCAGGTATGCAGCGTTCTAAGCTCGCTAACCCCGTCGTCATCATTGTCAGCCAGTTCAGCGCGAATGAAATTAGCGATATCAGCGGCCAGCAAGTCAATATCGGCACGCGACATATCAGGGAGGCAGTTGTATCTGGCAACCATATTGACCATGCGTGACGCCAGATATTGCATGATTTCAGTATCGAAATGACAACCGAAAACAGCGGCTGATACCTTACTGTCGATACCCACGCACTCGTATTTTTTTGCGACCAGTTCAAGACGTGGCAATGCCTTTTTGCAAAAGCTGATTAAAAAGGCATTGGCTCGTTGACTGCCCTGATTTTGCTCCAGCACCGCAGCGGTGCGATAAGCATCAAAACGTACGCATTCTGGCTGCAGTGAAAGCACCTTTCGCGCATGCAGCAAAGCCGCGAACATACGGTCGCGGCGATGCTGTTGGTCATAGGTAAGATATGGGCTGGCTATTGCCGACCGTGGAGCATTCCACGGATAAGCATAAGCAACCGTAGAGCTATGCATCAACGCTAGCCCCTTGAATGGCTGCTATGCATAGTTGCCCTACCCGCTTAATTTCTTCCGCCATAGCGTCAATGGCAGTAATATCCGAGCCATGAATCTGATGGTGTATCAGGCCGGAAATAAGCTGGTTAATCTTCGGATAATAGCCGATAGTGTCGAGCCATTCTTCACCAGCTTTATTTCCTGACTTAACTACTTTCTTTTCATTCAGGATGAATTGATATTGGTCGCTGGTAATA